ATGTTCGAACAACGCGTAAATTCTGACGTACTGACCGTTTCTACCGTTAACTCTCAGGATCAGGTAACTCAAAAGCCCCTGCGTGACTCGGTTAAACAGGCACTGAAGAACTATTTTGCTCAACTGAACGGTCAGGATGTTAATGACCTGTATGAGCTGGTACTGGCTGAAGTTGAACAGCCACTGTTGGACATGGTGATGCAATACACCCGCGGTAACCAAACCCGCGCTGCGCTGATGATGGGTATCAACCGTGGTACTCTGCGTAAGAAACTGAAAAAATACGGCATGAACTGATACTAATCAGTTAAGTGTTTGTTTAAAAAGGCGCTCTTCGGCATGGGGAAGCGCCTTTTTTATTGGATTGACTGCACCACTGACTGCACTAATTGACGAACAAACTAGAGCAATGGCGAACGGTAAAAACTAAACTCCCTTAATCAAACGCCACAGAGGCGAGCCCGGCATGCTGGCCTGTTCGTTAATGACACCAGTGATGGCATCCTTAAGCTGCCTGCCTGCTGCTCCGGCGGTTCCCTGACTGGCTGCCTGTGGAGATCCACCCTGAATATTGATATCGCCGAAGTTAACTGAAGGCACACCGCCGGAGACCTGCGGAGTACCAACTGCCCGAACTCCCAGCGAACCATCAGCGGCGCGCGTAAGCGGCATAATGGCTTCCGGACCAGCCTCGGCAAAAACGCCTGCGCCTTTGGCAAAAGCAAACAGCTGAGGCGTCTGGAAAACGCCATTGCTGTAAGCGCTCAGGGACGGAGAGTCGTAAACATTACCCTTCGCATTAAAGGTAAAGTTCGCACCAGCATTCTGAATAGCGGTGCCGCTACTGGCGGCAGCGGCGGAAGATGCACCGAAGCTGAAGAATGAGCCTAACGAGCTAACACCATTAGCAAGAGCCATGTTGATTGCAACATTTTCAACAATTTTGAGAACACTTATTCCCCAGTCCTTCCAGCTGTCAACGTTGCCATTGAGCATGTCGGTGATCGTGGTGACCGCGCCACCCATGGCCTGCTTCATGCCGTCAGCGGCCATGGAAGAATAATCAGTAGCTTCGTCCACCCAGTTCGCATAACCCTCAGACAGTCCCGTCATCCAGTCGTCACGCTGCGCATCAGAAGCTGCGTAATATCCCTCCTGGTCGCGCAGGCGCTCTTCGAGGTAGCGCTTATTAAGTGCCAGCCCCTGCTGATAGAACGTCTCGTCGATTTCACCAGCCTGACGCTGGCGGAGAAGATCGGTATTCTTCTGCTCAAACTCCTTACGCAGATTGAACTGCTCCTGAAGTCTTTCACGGAACCTGGTTCCCTGCCCGTAGCCCAGCAGTTGCGCTTCATTGGCTGCGCGGGCGCTGGCGTTACTGTCAGCAAGGTTGGCTTCGTAATTTCGCAGTTGCTCACGCAATTTAACCTGGTCAATCAGCGCAGCATTCTGCAATACCGTCTTTTTCTGGGCTTCTGTCAGAGAAGCAAGCTCCCCCTGGCTGACCTGGTATTTAACCTTCGCCAGTTCAGTATTCTGGCCTTGCAGGGCAATCTGCTCTTTTTGCTGCTTGATAAGGCGCTTATACACATCCTCGGTTTTCTCGCCTTCGGTTTTACCGCCCTTCGCCTTAGGTTTGTTGGCCTCATTATTCCGCCATTCAGCAAGACCGTTATTAATAAACTCCTGACGGCCTGTCTGGAATTGCGGATCACTGGTTAACCCCAGGTCATCGGCTGCATAACTCAGTCGCAGGCGCTCTTTTGCTTCACCCTTCAGGCGTGACAACTCCAGATCCCGGCGGCTCTTTTCGAGGGCATCGGTTTGCTTTTTGTCGAGGTCGGCCTGAGGGAGTCTGAGCGGGACGTTAGCCAGCCCTTGCCTGGCCATTAATAGCTTATTTCCCAGACCCAGCAGACGGTTAAATTCAGTATGCTGACCATTCATCATGATCATCGATTGATATACCGCATTCTGTCGCCAGGCTTGTTCGCGTATTAAATCATTACGACGCCGCTCAATTTCTTCGAGAGCCTGCTGAATGCCGCGAGATTTATCTCGCATGTCATTCAATTTTCCCTCTTCAACAGCGAGTTGATCCGTAACAATAGCTATTGCTTTAAGGATATTTGCATCGTTCTCGCTGGTAATGCCCGGTTTTCCACGCGATGCATTCAAATCGTCGATCTGGTTCTTCAGCTCACCAACCTTTTTGGCTTGCTCATCAACCAAACGATTTTGTTCAACGAGAGCCTCAACGGTTTGCCCACGATTTTCATCCGTCTCGGTCAGAGACATTTTTGAGGTTTTTTGCCTAATTTCATCAATCTGACCAGCATACTCCTGGGCGGAACGACGTGCCTGCTCCTGATTCTGATACATCGTGTACCAGGCACCTGCTCCCAGCATCACCAGACCCGGCACGCCGCCAATCAGGCCAAGCGCACCACTCATCAGGCGAGTGCCGACAGATGTTACGCTATTGAGATTGCTTTGAGTCGAAACACGATTTGAGATGTTACGGTTTAAAGCAGCCTGAGCGGCAGCCAGACGCCTTTCAGCGACAGCCTGAGCGTCGGCATTTTTAGCTGCTACCAGCCCTGCCTGCGCGCGTTCAAGTGCTGTTCTGGCTCGCACCTTTTCCGTAGCTGTACCACTGGCAAGAGCGGTAGTCAGTCTGGTATGGGCCGCAGTGACTTTTGCTTCAGCCGTCGCGACCTTTTCTTGCTGAGCCGCCTGAACATCTGCACTTCTTGAACTCTGTACTGCTTGCTGAGCCCGATAAACTTCAGCCCTGGAAGCCGCAACAGCAGACTGCGCCGCTTTATCCTGCGCGACTGCAAGGGCAACCTCTGATTTCGCAGCTGAAATTAGCGCACCTGTTGCACTCGTGGCACTGGTTACAACTCCGCTTAGGTAGCGTGCCAGTCCCACGCCAACAAGTGCACCCGCCACTGTTGTGATCGTGGACATATTGTCTGCAACATCACTTAGTGCGCCGCTTACTGCCGAAGAGGTAAATGAATCAAGCGTTTGGGCAACTCCGTCTAGGCCACCAGATAGCGCATCGGTAGCACCTGTAGCCTGGTTGACACCTCCAACCCATGCCATGAACGAGTTTGTGACTTTTTGCAGGGATCCGGAAACTGTTTGCGGCATGCTGGCAAACTCACCCTGTAATGAGCCCAACTGGCTCATTAATGCAGGAACAACCTTATCAATCGTAAGTTGCCCCTGGTCAGCCATGCTCTTCAGGTCTTTGCGGGCCACGCCCATTCCGGCGGCAAGTGCGCGGATAACACGATCACCTGCTTCGTTAACGGCGTTGAATTCTTCACCGCGAAGAACGCCCTGCGCCAGAGCCTGGCTGAATTGAGTGATAACAGAACTCGCTTCCTGAGTATTAGCCCCCGAAAGTTTAAGGCCGGTAGAAACAGCTTCGGTAATTTTCAGAACTTCGTCAGAGCTATACCCAAACTCACGCATTGAAGCAGCTGCGCGTGAAAAAAGGTTTGCGTTGTCTGAAAACGCGGTGCCAGTTCTTTGGCTGATTTCCATTAACTGGCGCTGAGAGGCAGCAAAATCATCAGCTGAAGATGATGCCTGCTTAAGACGGGCGTTTACTGAATTCCACTCATCAGCAATCTGCACGAGCTTACCAGTCGCAAAAGCGGCCGTAGCAGCAGCAGCGGCTCTTCCTGCCGATGCAAACCCAGCGGTCAGATCAGATAACGCCCTTTCGCTCTCTCGGGCGGCAGCGGCAGCCTGCCGACCGCCATTTTGCATGGTTCGGTAATAATCCTGCCCCATGCGTGAGGCGCGGGAAATTTCCGCCTGGAATGATTGCGAGTTAGCAGAAATTTTGATTATCAGCTCACGAAGAGTTGCCATAATTTACCTCGATTTAGATGCCGTCAAACTTAGCGAGACGCTGTTTGTGGCTTTCACTCATATCAAACGCAAAATCCTCATGCTCGGCCTGGAAGGTGCCGAACGCCATCAGCGCAGATACCGCCGGGTCTATCTTGTTTGAGGATTTCTTTTTGTTGGGCTTAATGTTGGCGTTAGCGTCGGACTCCATCACCACGTTTCCAATCGCCCAGGCCAGAACCGGATCGCCACGATGGCGCACCACCTTACGGTTAACGAACACCTCGAAGGATTTCGCCACAGGACTGAACTTGAGATAGGTTTGCGGGAACGGCTCCACATCGAGGCCCGCTCCCTGTAGCTGAGTGCGCAGGTGCGTGGCGTTCCACGTATCGAAGCCCACCAGCCGGATATTGAATGTTTCAGCGTCGCGCAGGATATCGTCACGGATGCGGTCATAGTCGATACAGTCGCCGGGGGTGGTTCGTATCCAGCCCGCTTTTACCCACTGGCGATAGATGGCGCGGTTTTTGTTAGCAACGTTAAGTAGCTGCGCTTCGGGCAGATAGTGCCGGGTAAGAAGCCTGATCTCGCGTTCAAACGGGAAAGCGTAACTCACGCTGGTAATATCGCTGGTTGAGGACAGGTCAAATCCGGCGTAACACTCCATCCCGGCCAGATCTTCTTCGGCATAATCGAGTGCACAGGCATCCCATGCCCCAGCACCCATCCACGGTGTGGAACCCTGACACCAGATATTGAAACGCTTGGTCAGCATCTCCACCCATTGCGACGGTATACCCCGCGCTTTTTGGATGGTGGATTCCAGCTTCGCCGCGTCAACGGACACATGCAGGTTAGGGTTGGCCTTGATCCACATTTCCGGCTGCTCAACCTCGCTTTCGTCGTCCAGCTCGTAGATCAGGACAAACAGCGAATCGTTGTTCTCTTCCCCGGACAGAATCTGACAGCAGTAGTCATAATGCTGTTTACAGGCAGAGACAACGTTACTCCCGGCGGTAGTGATGGCGAATAAAATCGCCTCTGGACGCGCGCCCATACCCAGCTCAAGGGCGGAATAAACGCCGTTATCCGGGTGAAGGTGGTACTCATCGACAATCGCCAGGCTGGGGTTAGTCCCTTCAATGGTGGCCGCTTTCGCCGCCAGCGGCTTTAGCAGGCTGTTGCTCTTCGGAAAAATGACCTTATGCGCCTGAATATTTACGCGCTTTTTCAGCGGCTTTGAGAGCAGGCACATCTGGCGGGCATCGTCGAACACAATACGGGCCTGATCCCGGCTTACCGCCGCCGTGTAGATATCCTGCTGGCCCTTTTCCATAACCAGAAACCAGTTAGCCAGCATGGCGGCCACGGTGGATTTGGCGTTCTTTCGCGGCACTTCAATAAAAGCGCTGCTGTATTTCCGGCGGCCTGACTCCCTGACTTTAAAGCCCAGCAGGTTAGCAAAGGCGAACTGCTGCCACGGCTCCAGCTCGATTGGCTGGCCCCGAAGCGGGCCTTTGACGTGTGGACAAAGCCGCGAGAACGCAATAAACCGCTCTACGGTCGCCGTATCGAATACATAACGAGGGTCATTCAGGTCTGAAAAGTACCTTTCCGCGGCCTGTTTTACACGCTTACAGGCCGGAATTTCGCCCGTTCTTATCGCGTTTGCGTACTCATTCCAGACGGTCAAGCTCGTCTTCCTCTTCCGTTTCCACCGGGTTCCGGCGGCGGCTTACCGGATCAAAGCCCAGCAGCGACGACATTTTAATCATGATTTTTTCCGCATCGGCCTTTGCGCTCAGCGCCGGATTCCGGCTCTCGCCGCCCTGGCTGTTAACAATGCTGAATCCACGGCTGGCAAGGTCTTCCACTGCTTTGCGGTACATCGAATAGTTGACGCAAAAAAGCTCAAGGTTGTTCCAGTCGGCAGGCGTCAGATCCCCGCGCTCCGCCAGTTGCTTCGCCTTCGCTTTCCACTGCTGCGCAGCTAACTCATCAAGGTAAGTCGGCGGTTTTGGTGGTCTTGCCATAAAAATTTCTCGTTTCCATCGCGTTTTATTTTCAAAAAAATCACCGTGCGTAAAAATTTGAGGGGGCGGGCGGTGCCTTGCGCCTGGGGTTTTGTCATGAAAACACCCCCCACCCCGCCTGAGCGGCCTGTCAGCGGTTGCGGAAGCAATCCAGCACCTCACGGTCACGCTGACTCATGCGAGGCACTGGCTTGCGCTCGTTGCGCTTGGCGCGGCCTTGCATGAAGCCATCACGGCTACGAGTCAGGGATTGGTACAGATTCACCACGTCTTTCTCATTCATCGCGCTCACCATTTGGCCTTGGTGTGCAGTTATGGCAGTGCTTCATCGGTGGCTCGGTGCGTCGGCCACAGCGGTGGCACGTGCAGGGTGGAGAACCTCCACCCCATGAACCAGCAATACAAACAGTGACAATGACCACCAGGGGCAGGATGAGTAAGCCATTCCAGATGATTTCCAGCATTGCTATACGTTCTCCTCATATATCCAGTCATTGCGGCTGGCTGCACGCTCTTCCTGCTCACGGTACAGCCCAGCCTTGCGCCTCGCTTTGGTGGTCGGATCCTGCTGTGTGGTCTTCTGGTTGTGATGCGTCTGGCATAACGGCTGGTGGTTCCACTCAGGCCAGAACAGAACATCACCACCGCCGTCGATAGGAATGATGTGATCGACAATCTTTGCAGGAACGTAAAGGCCCAATTTCAGACACTCAACACACAGGGGGTGACGTTTCAGATACTGAGCGCGGTACTTCTCCCATGAGGCGGAGTAACCACGAGCGCGGCGGTGGCCACGCCTGGCATCCTCAGCCCGCCATGCTTCCCGTTTGTGCTCATCGCACTTGCCTGACTTCACCCGCTTATTGCATCCCGGCTCGGTGCACCGACGCATAGGTTTCCACGGCATCAGTACACTCCCACATCACGGTAGACAGACCACAGGGCAGAGATAGCCAAAGGAATTTCGGTACTCTCTACATCACTGATCATCGTGCGATATTCATACAATTGAGATACATACATGAGACAACCCACCTTGATCGCGGGGGTCATCACCAGCCCATCATCAAACCGTTTACCGATATGCTTTTGACAGACTTCGAGGGATGCAGAGATATAGGCCTCAATCAGCACATCTTCATAACTGTAATCATCTTCAATGCGGCAATGCATTTTTGCCTCTGACAGGGTGATTTCATTACTCATTACTAGGCTCCTCCACCTTGCCAGCACCGCTGATCTTCACTTCCTGTTTCCATGCCTGACTGAATTCGTCACCACCTTCACGCGGCGGCATCCCCTCGCGCTCGCGGGCTTCGTTCGGGCTCATGATCCCGTTTTTAATGCCTCGCTCGTAGGTAGCGTAACGTTCGGTTGGCGTGGCGCGGAGAAGGTCAGCGGAGTCAAACTCCACCTGATAGCGGATTCCCGGAACGGGAGAGGCCACCAGCAGCGCAGATTTAATTTGTTGTTCGAAGTTCGCCAGCCACGGGCGCATCGTCATAGTGAGGAAGGCGCGACTCGCTTCGCTGAAATTGCTATAGGTGCTGTTGCTGTATTCCTGCAGGAAGATAGGCGACACGTTGAACATGCGGGCAATGTCTTCAATTGTGAAGCGACGGGAGGCAAGCCATTCGGCATCCTGATTGCTCATGCCCAGCTGCTTGTAGTCCATGCCACCTTCAAGGATCGGCGTTTTCCCGGCATTTTTAGCCCCTTTGTAGCGATCCAGAGCATCCATTGCCTGTTTTCCCTTCACGCTGTCGAGCCATTCAGTCGTAGTGACTACGCCCGCCGCCATCATGCCATCTTTCATAATGCTTGCGCCGTGGCGCTGCTGGGCCAGACCTAACCCCAGCGCTTCACGGCAGATTGTGATCGGCGAGCGCCCCAGAAAACCATCATCGGTCGAGTAACGCAGGTGCAGAATCTCTTCCTGCAAGTAGGTGCGCACTGCCCCGGTAAACGGCTCAGTAACAGTGTATTTGTACTTATGCTGGCCGATACGCTCAGGAACAACCGCCCCCGGCGCATACGGATGCAGGGATTCCGGCTGACCGTCGCGGCCCCACTGGATCACCGCATAGGCGTTACCGTTCAGCAGACAATGGCGCATCATCGTGCGCTTGAACTGGTAAGGCGTCTGGCAATCGTTAGGTTGCTCATTCAGGAGAAAATCTACCGGATGATTACTCAACCACTCTCGCGCTTCTCGCCCGTTATCGTTGTGCACGCGGTAGAGATAGCAGGGCATTGTTGCCACTGCCTCACTGATAACTGACACGGCATTCATCACCGCCGGCAGGGATTCCGCAGTACCGGCAGACACATATTCGCCTGATCCGGTATTTGGAATCCCTGCCATCGCCAGAAACTCATCAATCGTCATGCTGCGCTGTTCGGATGGCTCAGATTTACGGCCAAAAGGCCAGATATTCCACATATCACAGCCCCGCTAAGTCAGCCCAGCGTCGGCGGTTATCACCAGCACGGCGCAGTTCAGGATGTTGGGAGAACAGAGAACGGTGCGCAATTTCCACGCCGGACTCAGGGTAAGCAGGCATAGAAGTAACGGTGATCTCCCGCAGCTCGGCAGCGGTAACAGTGCGAATATACGGTGTAGGAGTAATATCCCAGGACTCTTTCAGCGCACGGAACCCGAAGCTCATGCCGGAAATGTCTCCACGCTCCACCAGCTCCAGCACATCATTGCCAAGTTGGGTGTTTGGCGGGGTCAGCTCGAAACGCAGCCCGGTATCATCTTCGGACAACACCAGCGTGCCGGATTTGGTACGCCCCAGCAGTTGGGTATAGTTATGCTCGTACAGTGCACGCACATCGCTACCGGATGCCAGGCTGTCTTTAAACGCCCCCGGCGCAAACTGCTCGCGGAACTCATCCCAGATCACCTCTGACAGGCTGTTCCAGCGCACGGCATAGCCCACCAGCTTTTTGTTGCTGGCGCTCAGTTCGGAGGTACGGATTTCAAAATCGATTGTTTTCATTACTGGACTCCACAAAGGGCAAAAAGGGGCCGAAGCCCCTTAAACGTCAGATCAGGAACCTGAACCGGAAAGCTCAAGCACCTTGATGGCGTTGGAGTCCACCACACCACCGCCCAGGTATTTATCGGTATGCACCTTGTAGAAACCAGGTTCGGTGATGTTGTCGGGGCGGGTACGCACGCCAGTAGTGTGATCCACGATAAAGTAACCGCGCTTAAAGTCCCCGACTGCCAGGAACGCTTCACCCGCAGCCGCATCAGGCATGGTTTCCAGATATTGAACCGGACGGCCAAGGAGGGTATCGGGAGAGTCAGCGACGAGACGATCACGCCAGATGTAATCCCCGTTGCCGTTTTTCAGCTTTTGCAGCGTAGCGGCAGTATTGGAGTTCATCACCCATACGGCATTTTTACGGTATTTGGCTTTCAGCTTATACAGCAGGTCGATCAAGCCATCAGAGGAAACGGCAGCAGCTTCCATTTTCTCCAGCGTTCCGAACGGACGGGTTTTATCGCTGGTGGCCGCACGCGGATAGGACAGGAACCCTTTGGATTTTTTATCACCGTCGCCGTTCACAAAGTCGGTTTCTTCGGTAGCAGTGAAGGTGTCGGTGATTTCGGAAGACAGCCAACCCAGAATATCAACTTCGGAGAAGTCGAGAATTTCCTGAGTGGTTTTCGGGTAGGCGTAGATCGGGTTGAGTTTGATATCAACGCGCTCCATCTTAGGTGTGCTGGTTTCGGTACGCGCTTCGCCTTCGGTGCCGCGCTTAACGGTAGTGCCACCCACTGATACCAGCTTCTGGTATTCGTTGGTTTTGGTGGTCTTCACCGTAGCGATGGAGCGCATCACGCTGTCATCCTGCAACTGGCGCATGATCTCTTTGTCCAGCTCAGGGATAACGGTATAGCCGCCGTCAGCCTGCACCAACGTGGAGAGAGAGCGGGTATCGCCGGTCATGATGTAGTGGCGCAGCTCATCGTTGCTTACACCTTTACCTTCAACAGAAGTACCAGGCAGATTGCGCTGATCGTCGGCGACGGCCTCAAGGCGGGTAATTTCAACTTCAAGCGCATCAGCCTGGGCGCGGAGTTCATCGAACTGCTTGCCCTCTTCATCGTTCAGGCTTCGCTTTTCGCTGTCAGCTTTTTCCAGCATGGAACGCATCTGGGTTTTGAGTGCGGCTTTCTGCTGGCGTAATTCAAGTAATTTCTTCATGGAGTGGTTTCCGTAACAATTAACGTTGAGACGTGAAACCAGCGCTTGGAGGGATGTCCACCTGGAAAGGAAACCGTCGCAGAACGGGAAAAAAACCAGGTGGACAGTGGCGGCTCACGTCTGAGTGCCACTCTTCAAGATATACATAATAATCAATGAGTAAACACCTCTATGTTGTAGCAAACAGCAGCGAAAACAGGAGAACAAATAATTTACAAGGTTTGATAATATGAACGGGAAAAACACCACTTCTGGGGGATTTTATGGACTTCGATTTTGACGATATGGCATACCCGGATATTTTTTTAATTTCCGGCGAGGAGTTTAAAGGAAGCAGGAACACAGGAAAAAATCAGGTAGATATCCCGTTTACTGACGAACCGCAAATTGAATTGGGTGATATTCTGATTCAGAAGATTGGAAGCCGCGAGTTAAGTCTTAAAGTTGTCGATCTTTCAATATCAAAGAACGGAACGCTGAACGCAGGTACAACGCATCCTCACTTACTTACGTTATCCGTAGAGAATCTTTCTTCCGACGCACACAGGACAGCAAAGAGCATGAATACTTTTAATATTGGCTCCGTCAGTGGTGAGCAAGTTCAAATAGGTGAAAGTAATCATATGCTGGTGAATATCAGTATTACTGAACTTGTCGAGAAAGTAGCTAAATCTGGCGATCCACAGGCTAAATCAATGTTGAAACAGTTACTGGAAAATAGCACCGTTGCCAGTATCGTTGGCGCTGGCGCTTCTGCGCTGTTAGGTCTGCTTTAAAATATGGCCTGGGAAAAAACCAGGCCTTTAGCTTATATGGCTGGATGATTATTCTTTATCCAGCCCCCACTGATAGAAAGCCCAGCTTGCTGTTGATTGTGCGCTATGGATAGCGTTCTCAAGGCCAGAGGTTGGGTACGACAAATCAGCCGCAATCCTCTGTAGAAGATCGAGGTAAGCGCTGGCGTCTTTCGACAACTCTTGCCCCCCTTCTTCCAGCCCAGACTGGTACGATTCCAGATCAAGTTTTTCAGAAGTGACAAAAGCGCTCAGAGCCAGAAAATCCGTCACCGTAATCGCATCTTTATTTGAAAGCTCATCAACGGCGCTGTAGAGAAACTTGAGATCGCTCATATGCCCGTTATCTTTGCCAATCAGTTTCATTAATGACCTCTTTATTTTTCACGTATATATACAAAACTATGTTGGTTCAGTCAGTTCAGTTGGTTCAATTTGTAAAGATTATTGTTTTATAAGGATTATTTTTCGATGAGTGAACCAACAAAGCCCCGATTTGAACCAACATTGGGTATTTTCATGTTGGTTCAGTCCATGAGGTTCTAAAATGTTGGTTCAAACTGCCCGTTTGTTGGTTCAAAACTGCTATTTGTTGGTTCGGTGTTGGTTCATTTTTTTGACATTAAACCCATATAAAACAGCCATATGAACATAACCAATAGACACTGAACCAACTGAACCAACATTAACAACCCTCACATGTGTAATTTATTCTTCTCCACCTTCCGCAACCTGGTGAAGCACATAAACGTTGATTTGACGCCCATCAATACGCGGGGATTTCTGCTGGTATCCACGCCCGCTGGACGGCTCAGAAAGCAAGCCAGCAGCGGCAAGCACGCGGGCAAACTGCCTGGCGTTAAAGCCCTGAGCTATCTCCTTCTCAAACGTTGCGGGGAACGTATAGAACACCAGCGGCGCATCATCATGGCTGCTTTTGCGCTTTCGATACCCGGCCAGATCGCGAATCGGCATACTGGAGGGATCATAGGGCAACGGTGCAAAGCGGCTTAAACCGTAGGCATTCATGAACGCCTCGCACTGCTCGATGATCTGCTGGTGCTCTTTGTTACCAGTGCCGAACTCTTTCACCCAGGCGTTAAAGCTATGCTGGATAGCGTCACGGCTGGCCTGTTCACTCCATCCGGTGATTGATGCACCAGTTACCAGCGCGGCTTCGAGGATTGCAAAGCGTTCGGCCACGCGGTGTACCTGCTCACCGTAATCCGCCGGGATGAGGCCGCGCCAGCGCGTTTGCGCGTCACGTACCGCCTGTTTAGCCTCCTGCTGGTTAGCTGCCAGCCATTTAACCCACTCACGCCCCGCCGCCCCGTGGTTATCAATCCAGGCTTCTTTCAATGCGTCAGCATGAGCCTTGCCGTTTGGCAGACCGTTAAAGGCCGTCGATTTCTCCATAGGGATGTTGAGCAAGCGCACCAGTTGGCCCGCTTTCACTTTCAGCCCACCAGCAGCCAGGAAGGTTTCAATATCCATTTCCCCGGTACTGATCGCCACAGTGCGCCAGCGTTTAAGCTCCCGATTGCCGCCCTCTTTGGCTCCCTGCAACTTTCCGGCGCCGTTAAACAGGGTGTAAGCAGACGTGGCAACATCTTTGGCACTGCTGCCCTGTCCTACCTCATCAAGCGGTAACAGGCTGTCGTTATGCGCCTCCGCTTCGTTTGCTATGCCAAGCGCAGTACCGTACCAGGTAAGCCGCAACGCATCAGGCTCACCCCACAGGCTGCTCGCAATATTGGCGGTAGTGGTCTTACCGGCGCTCGACTGCTCGAACAAATGGACGCCGAAACCATCAGCACCCACCAGGCCAATAAGCGGCGCGGATAATGCCGCTGCCACGCCCAGCATCATGGACGGATTGCCCCCGGCCAGACGGGCGACGGAATCCCGCCAGGTAGCAGCAGTACCAGCAATGGCATACCCGGAAGATGCAGCGCTGCGACCGTTAAAGAGAATGGGCGTCTCTGGATCACCAATCACTTCACCATCAGGCATGATATATGCGCCATGATGCCAGCCAGTGGTATGGGTGATAATCCATTCCCGATCAGTGCCGCTTTGCTGCAACCAGTCGGCCAGAATCGCCCGGAAGGTGCTTTTAGTGGTCACATTCACCCCACCAGCTTTAAGTGAGCGCCAGCCGTCGCGCTCACCGATATCAGCACAGGGGATCGCCCTGGTAATATCTTCATGGCCACGCGGCGAACGCCAGCGCAAAACAAGATAGCGCTCTGCCCCGTCACTACCGGAGCCGACCACCTCAAGAGGCGAGCACAGCCACGTTTCGTTATTGATGATCTCGCCACTATCCTTGTCCACCTTTGGCGTGATCCAGTACAGGCCATCGCTGCGGCTTTCCACGCGGGGTTTGAGTTCATCGCCCGGTTCAGGCTTTGGCTCCCGTTTTTTCACAGGCAGGTTCACCACAATACTTTCCCCGCGTTCGGCCTCTTCTTTGAGACGTGGAAGCCTGCCCGTCCAGTCCTCCTTCGGCTGAGGCTCAAACATGCCATTAAACAGCCGGGCCTCTTTCACATCCGCCAGCGCCAATTTGGTTGCGATAGTGCTTATCTGCATTTCGGAAAGCTCGCCAGCTCGGATCACACGAACACTGCGACGGCCGTTATCAACGATGTTTAATCGTTCCAGTTCTGCCAGTTGCCTTTTGCCCAGATAAACAGGCGGTACATCATCCCACGCCCTTTTACCTTCGCTCTCGATCCAGTGCTGCACATGTGAATAGGCATCTTCACCCGCAAAGATAATCGCCTCAGTAAATTTATCTTTCGGCAGAAATTTGATATTCGGGGCATTCTTCATCTTCATCAGTGCAACACCTTATTGGACATATCCGCGCCCAGGTCTTCATGCAGGTACTCAAGGTGGCAGCTTTTCACTATCTGCAACCCCATTTCGTTAATATCGCCATCGTCGGTAAAGCAGGTCAGCAGAATATCCCGCAAACGCCTTAACCCCTCATCGCGCCCGAATTCTTCAAAGCAGCCAAAAATCATATATTTCATCAATACGTTTTCAGTTACGCGCGGCTCCAGCGTGAAGCGATAGCGGGCCATATACTTATCGCTTTCCACCAGCAAGGTTGCCGAACCGGTTTCCGCTATCTGGTGAGCAATACAGGTTTCGGTCAGTTTGCGGAACAATGGGCCTATCACTTCAAAAATATCGGTCATTGCGGGATACCTCCGCTCATCTGAAATTTGCCAAGTAATGGGTGATACCAGTACGCCGATCCATATTTGCGCTTCGCGCTGCGCAGAACCTGCCTAGCCACCTCTCTGAACTTGTTATCCGGCGCGATAAAGCCACCAGCTTTCATTCTGACCAGCATCACGCCCGTGTTTTTTGCCAGCTCTTCGGCTTTTTTCGTCGATATGCCGAACTCAGCCGCCAGCGTGGCGACCGGAGCCATACCGGGAGGAATATCTCCCCCCTGGCTTTCGGTGAGTGTGCGCACCTGCTGTTCTAACTCCAGGACGCGGTTAACCAGCAAATCGACACGGTTTTCCAGCTCGTTAAATTTCAAGAGACTGATCATGATCGCTCCCCCGCGTTATTACGCTGGGTACGCACATAATCCGCAGCATCACTACTCTGATTGAGTGCTTGCGCCATTCTGGGAAGGTGACGCAATGCATGGCTTACAAGGATCAAATCACGCCGGGCATCTTCATCGGAATAGTCCTCTGCATTGGTTGCATCAAACGCCAGATTGCCGATCAGTGTGAGCGCACTATTGATGGCAAATGCGCCAGCAGAATATAAATCGCTGGATTCAGCCAAAGCCTCATCAGTGAAGTTTTTAAAATCAGGAGTGCTCTTAACAAGCTGATGGTAAATATCACGCATCTTTGCCCCCTTTATGACCATGCTCTACCATGCTTGCCGCCAGTTGATCAGATACTCGTCTGGCCAGGCTGATAAGGTTTTCACGTTCTACCTGATCAACGTCGCACTCTTCGACAACCATCAACAACGCAGCCAGCTCACAGGCTATTGACGCGCTTTTATTGGTTAATTCACGCATGGCGTACCTCCTGAATAGCTGCGCTATCGAACTCCCAGCCACGGCGGGTGGTGTAATCGAAAAACGCAACGCGACAAGGAGACTGGGCGCGGATTTTGGCAGCGAAAACCAAATCCCAGCCGGGGAATGCAGCGCGGGCTTTATCTTCCGTGTCAGCATCAAAGCGAAGCACTACTGGGGTGCATTCAGGAGTGTGATCTGGGGTTGCCAGGAATAACCATGTAAATTCCGGGCGAGTTTGGGTAGACTGATTGTCAGCCATAACTGTTACCTCACTTAACGGTTTGGTGAGACGCCTCGGTACTGCTCGAACAGTCCGGGGCGTTGTTTTTTTAGATAGCACCGTGTTAAGGTGTGTACCTATTAAAGAAAACAGTACGCCAATAGGTACGCACATGTCAACACCCATTAAACGAGATCGGCAACCAAAAGGAGCGGGGAAAGCACCAGCGTTCCAGATTCGAATCCCCCCCGAACTTAAAGAGCAATTTGAAAAAGAAGCCCAAGCAGAGAGTGTTAGCCTCGCAAATTGGATGAAGGAATTAGGCCGGGAAGCCCTCCGAAAGAAAGGTATTGAGCCAAAAGGCTGAATAAAATCAGCGGGCGCAGAATTGCGCTGGCTCATTCTTTGACCACCAGCATTAACCCTGGTATGCTTAATCTGTTTCGGTTTTTCGTAGTGACATTGGCAGCTCTGCAAAGCTGCCTTTGTTTTATTCAGCGTCAGCATTCGGCACCTCCGGCAATACACCACCAGCGATCAGTCTTTTCGTTAACCACTGCTCACCCTTCCCCGTCAGCATCGTTGTGAATGAGGCTCTTACCTCGCCATTCGTTTCATACGTTCCCTGGCGAACGGCAAAATAACCGCTATCGATATAACGCTGCATAGGCAGGTTGTGGCGCTGGCCACCATTGATGAGAATCCCCTGTTGCCTCATCCAGCCGAATAATTTGATGGGGCCAAGCCCTACGGCTTTGGCATAGTTTGGAATGGAAATCCCCTTACTGATCTCCGCCACGCGATCAGCGAAATCAACTTTTGGCGCAGCGGCCACCAGCCGGTTTTCAAGTTCGCTTGCCTTTTCGGCCAGATCAGCAGCAAGGCGCAGGGCTTCCGGTAACGTCTGGGGGATATTAGCGGCGGCTTTTGCCTGGCGTTCGCAGTTGATGAAGTAGCGGCGCACCTCCCGCCCTTTTTCGTTGCGCTCAACCATTGCCAGCTCTTTACCCATGTCGATGGTGATCAGGTAATCATGTGCAATTTGTTGGCGATATTTTGCGCTCCCCGAAACGGGGGCGCTCAAATTTTCAACCACCGTAAAATCTACACCAGCAGTAAAACCATACTGGCTGATACGCCCCTTAATCCATGTGGTGAAATCACGCCCAACGCCGAGAAACTCATGGAGTTTTTTTGCACTGACCAGCGATACCGTCACGCCGCCAATATTTCCGGGGTTAACCGGAACCAACTCATTTAATTTTTGCATAGCGCCCCCCTTACGCGGATTTACGGTTGTAAGGGGTGTTGACGTTCTCAACAGCAGGTGGATTGCGAACCCACCAAAGAACATCTGACAGAAGCCATGCGCAACTATTACGGCCAAAGTGGCAGCGTGGCGGGAATTTACCTTCGTTCTCCATATACCAGCGGGTGGAACGGGAAAGGCTGGTTATTTCGAAGCATTCACTTTCACGAATACGGCGATCAAACTTAATGCCATATTCTGCGAGAATGGTGCGGCGTTGTTCTGGTGTTGGCGGGGTAAAACGAGTATTTGACATGCTTCCTCCACTTAACGCAATCAGAAGGAGCCTTTCCTGTCTGTTCTTGCGTTGTGGGGGAAGTATTTGTCTAAAGTAAATTAATAAAAATGGCTTCTAAAATTTAAAAAGGCGTGTTTAATTCTAAAAAGGGTAATCTAATGATTAGAACACCCTTTCTAACGTTTAGAAGCTACTACAATTAAAACTTAAAGTGCCTACAAATGTATGAGGTAATTGTGTCAACGCTCTTGACCGGGCATTGTCCGTCAGGAAATAAGTGCACTCTGTCGGAAAGTTCTCTGGCCCATGCTGAGAAATTGTAGCTCCCATCTTTTTTCAAGCACTTTTCATTGAAAATATCAGAACTTGTTTCTTTGAATTTTATTGCAGCACTTAAAATTAATAGTTCATTTCGTGCATGTTTTTCTTTTGCACTTTCTGAGCGTTTATTAATACTATTTTTTGAATCAGAGTCTAAATCAGGTCGTTCAATATCATTGAGCATTGGCAGCTTATCGAAATCAAGGCCGCTTTCCATAAGCCGTTTAATATCATAATTAGTAACCCATAAATCATCATACCCGGCTTCAAACTCATAAGGGTCGAAATTAAACCTCTTGCCATTAGCCTGATCGATAAAAGGTTGGGCTGGCAGAATCTGAATTACTGGAGTTTCACCGCCCGTGAGGCACGGGAAAAATCCGGGGAAAAAATCCTTCACAGGTAAAGATGACTCAAACTGATCGGGCATTACCCGCCACAGACCTAATGCAAAGCCATATCCGACAAGGAACCCTTTACTTTCTTGTTCCGTAAAGATGTCTGAACCAGATAATAGTTTATCAGGTTCAAAATAACGGCCATTAGTAAATTCAATAAAAGAGTGATTCGTTATCGCGCGGGTTTGCCCTGACATAGAATTAAAAGTACGAGGAAAATATAGTGATGAATACCAATCCTTTACATCACTAAAATCTTCACGAAGAAGGATTCGGCAGTGAAACCTTTTCAGCATCATGCTTATTTCGATTTTATTTTCAATAGCAAGGTTGATCAAATCTGACGGTTCAACCCCCAGAAATGATGCACCTCTGGACAATCTACAATATGAAAATGGAATCTTTATTTCTTTTTCTGCCATAACGCTACCCTCAACGCCCCTAATTAACTTGCGAGCCAGGCGGGTAGGGTTTCCCGCTTTTCGGTTGGCCGACCTAGACTCGCAAGACCAGTTTAATCTCTATTCGCTACAGTTAACAGAACCACATTTTGATGATTACCCGCAAGAAGTTCTAAGCGATCATACCACTTATTCAGCGCGTCCAGTTTCTCCGGCAGATACAGACTACGGTTATAAATCGCCATAACCCCTGGCATTGAGTGGCCCAGCAACTGTTCAACAACGTGCGGAGCTATACCCATATTATTCATATGCGTTGCAAGCGTTCGCCGTAGATCATGCAATGTCCAGGGTTCAGAATGCCTCAGTTTTTTATAAACACTACGGCCCCACTGGCTAACCGCTTCGCTATTCTTCACAACCCCAAGAAGGTAGCCGGATGATTTTGTTTCATCGTGGAGCATTTCAATAAATGAACGCATCGCCTCTGGAACTGGACGCACAATCTTTTCACCGCCTTTACTATGCGCTTTTGGTACTGTCCACACCCATGCCTCCATATCCCATTCGGCCCACTCTGACAATCTGGCCTCCTGGGTGCGGCAACCAAACAAAGTGGTGATCCTGAGCAAGTTTGTGTAGTAAGGCAGAAAAGTATCGCCGGACGATATAGCAGCCCATAATCCCCCAACCTCTTTATCTTTCAGTACCCGATCTTTTTTCGCCTGCTTTTTACCAACATCGGGAATACTCAAATCTTCAAGGGCGGTACTGACGGCGTAACGGCGAACGCGGCAGAATTTCAGAGCCTGCTTACACATCTGAAATACATAACCCGCAGCAACTGGCGTTTTCTTTTTCATCCTGTCAAAGCAGTCAAGCCAGTATCGGGTTTCGCAGTCAGCGAGCGCCATTTTTCCAATGTAAGGGTAAATATGCTTGCGTAGCTCCGCTTTATGCCGCTCAACGTTCGCACGGTTTTCTTCCGCATATTCGCGTATCCAGTATTCGATAGCTTCCTGCACCGTGACCGGTTTAAGCGTTTCCTGAGTAGTTAGCGCCAACTGGTGCTTTGGGTCTTTACCTGAGGCCAGCCACTGGCGACATTTATCACGCGAGGAACGGGCCTCTTTGAGACTCATATCAGGGTATCGCCCCAGAGTTAGCCGATGCAGCTTCTGCCCGTCGAGCCGGTAAGTAAACACCCAGCTAATACCACCAGCTTTCGTTACCTTAGCGCTCAACCCGGCACCATCAGCATAAAACTCAATCTTACTGGCCGGGATGCCATGTAATCCCTTTAACTTCCTGTCGCTCAGTTTGTTAAGTTCGCCAGCCAT